CGACGTGGCGGTTGTTGTCGTAAGACTGATTAAAAAGAATAGCCCCCGGGAGTATTCTCCGGGGGCTATTCTTAATTGTCAACAGATTCTTTCATGTTTTCGAGAATCTTATTGAGTTCTTCTTCGTTCAAGGGTTGGGTTACTTTGGTGTTGTTTTCCATGATATTATTCTCCTTGGTCTACTGCTTGCTTAAGTCGTGTGTACCATGGTGCTTGTTGGGTTCCGAGCTTAAACATCGGGATTGAGGTACCGCATTGTCTGGCGACTTCTTGCAGTGCTGTTACTTGGTCTGGATGGGTGAGCGAGTGTAGCTTGGAGCCGTCGAACCATACTAGGCGCTGTTCGTCGTTTGGTTGAATGATTGCTTGCATTGTGTTATCCTTGTCATAGGTCAGGACAATGTTTTTACGTTGTCCGAAAACATTATACCATGTTTTTTTATCTCCATAGAATTTGTTGAGGTCAAGATTTCCTCCCCAGCCATTCAAGCGGCCTGTCCCCGAGTATTGACGGATAGTGCATGGCGTGTTAGATTCATTCCATGGGTTTGTTTGGTATCCTGTGGGGTTGGCGTCTGCATATTGTGCTATCCACATTGGGTGTCCGAGGTGGTCAAAATATCCACGGTCAGACGCGCTACAGTATATCATGTTTTGTTTGCCGTAGGGGAGTCCGCTCATGAAAGCGGATACCCATTGAGTATCACTGACATGATATCGGATATTGTCGGTTTGTTCCCAGTCGCATGCCAGTGGATAGTATTGGGCGCAGTCTCCTAGTTGTTTTAGGAAAAATTCGCGTTCGGCGCTTGGGTTAGTGCCTTCTGCATAGTGGTAGAATGCTACAAGTTTGCCGGTGTTGATTGCCTGTTTTGCTTGTCGCTCCCATTCTGCGTTAGTGTAGCTTGTACCTTGTGTGACCTTGATGATAACAAAGTCACATGGTACTATTGCTAGGTTTATGCCCGCTTGATAGCTTGATATGTCGATTCCATTGAGGGCCATGATTAATATTCCTCTCTGTCGTGGTTGGCGCTATTGTCGTGACCATCGTACCACGTGTCATGCTTATTGTTATTTTCTGTCTTTCCGTTCTGGGCTTCACTGAAAATGTTCAGCACTTTGTTGCTCTTAAGCTCGGGGTTGATTTTAACACAGTTTTCTAGAATTGATGTAATCTCGATAAGAGCTATGGAGATGAGAACGGGTGTGACTAGGGGGAGGCCAAACCCTAGGTCAAGCCATTGTGCTCCCCATTCGATAAGGGTAGCAGTACAGATTACGACAATGTACGCGAATTTATGCCATAACCCGTTTCGCATTTTTTCACTGCTCACTTGATTATGCATGATGGCGTTAGCGACGCCTGTACCGTAGTCCATAATTATAAGAATGGCCGTAATCGCAAACGGCGCTATATAATGTTGCATTAGTTTTCTCCTTTTTTACTTTGTCATACTGGAATTTAATAGCGTGCCTAACAGCATACTGAACTCTGATTTTGTTTGGGGAGTCTCGAATCGGACGCGGCCCACGCGGTACGCCTCAATTAGTTTTTTGATGATGTCATCTGACCTTTTCAACAGTATACATTTTTCATCAACTAGCCGATAGTCCAGTGTGTACCATTTTTGCTTTTTGGGTTGACGGCGTGCTATCTGCCATACCGTCGTGATTTTGCTATCATCTAGAATTTGGTAGAAAGCAAACGAACCATATTCGCGTGTTTTTATTGATAAAACGTATCCCGCGCCGCTGAGGTTGCTTATGAGTGCGTTGCTGTTGTCGCGAAACGTGTTATCGATAGAGTATGCGGCGTAATCTGCGTCGAACTTGCTAAGGAATTGGCCGAACCTGCTTTTGGCGATTTTGGCGGAAAAACCGCCATAATCAGCGAGTTCCACCATGATGAAAGAATCGCAGTACCGTTGATATTGGACCTTGTTCTCGATTTGCGGGGTGACGTTGATATTAAACGCCGCAAAATACGGGTTGGCCAAGCTTACGGCATTCGAACACATGATAAGGCGCACGCGGTCGTGCCATCGGTCTACCGTGTTGTAAAATTCCTCTAGCGCTGTGACCTCTCCTCCGAGATAGCGCATGTTGTCTGGGAAAATCTCGTCAAACAGTATGGTGCGTACACGCGGATACGCCACCGATTTGACCTGTCCGGCTTGCGAGAGCGCTATAAAATAGCCGACAATATGCCATACAGATTTCTTTTTCCCGTTTTTGTCCGTTATCGCGTCTCTGTCATCAGCCCAATGGCATTCCGCTTGATTGCCGTTAACCCTAAAGTCCAGCTCGGGGTAGCTGTCTGCGATATCGTTGACAAACGTGCCCTTGTTTTTTTGTTCTTCGGCGGTACGGCGCAAATAGATGAACTGCCACCGTCGTTTCACCCAGTCATCTATCATAATTTTCTTGCCGCCGTAGTTTTTGCCGAGACCGCGTGCGCCGATAATGAATATCCACGGCGCGTGATATGATAGCACGCGCGTGTAATCATAATAATCATTTTCATTAAGAAGCGTCGTTTTGTTGGCCATAACCACAGTATATCACATGTGGATATGTGTATAATATTGTGGATAACTAAAAGTTCGGTGGGGCACTAGCGCCGTCCCATACAACTAGCAGATTATACACAGTCCGATATCGGCTTGGGTATTGCCCGAAAACACCGTCATTAAGCAGATTATCCAATAAACCGCCCAATGTGGTTGCTTTCGGTAGCGCCTCGGCGTATGCCGGGCCTTGATGATATGCCGACGCCCATAGTATCTGCATTTTCGCGTCCGAGTAGACTTGCGGATAATTGTTGTAATCCGTCTCGAACTGGTCACGTTGCCCCTGATGTGATTCGGCGCGCTGAGCCCATGTTTTGAACGCCGCCGACTCTGTAGGGGTAAGAGGGCGTGTAAACATCCCGCCATTGCCCATGAGTGCCGCTATCTCGGGGCATGTTTTGGCAAACGTCTCATAGCCTGTCGGGTCGGCGGTTTTCATTGCATTCAACACGTCCAACCGTCTGTTAAACGACCATTGCGCAATCCCTATGCCCTGCATGTTGGCTAATTCGACCGCGCCCCATTGCAATGAGCTTTCCACCGTGCCGATACAGTAGAGTGCGTAACTGCTTTTGCCGTTGCCTGTAGAGGGCGTAGCTTGGCCGCCCGAATCGCTAGGCGCTTTAACGCTACCCTTGGCCGTCCATGTTTGGGCCGTGGCTTTGTAAAAAATCATGGTACCCGCGCCACTGTCGTTGTCGCGGTAATGGTAGATAAGATTGTCGCCCTGTTGTTGTATCCACACGTCACTGCTGGATATACTACCCGAGTTGTTAGAGCCGGTAGGGTTCGAGCCACTGTCATTGTCGCCGCCGTCCGGTTTTTTGCGCGGGTGCAAATATCCGATATGCGCTTTTTCCAATGGGAGTAGTTTATGCACGCTTGGCTCGGGGTTTTGTGTAATCACGTCGATAGAATCGCCCTGTATTCCATCAACGACAATGGCCACGTGTGTTGACGGATAATTGGGATAGCAGACCTGCCATATGGCTACGTCGCCGGGCATAGGGTTCCATGTGTTATCTTTTTTCTCGAAAATCTCCCCGACTCTTGCGCTTACGGGATGATGTGTGTATAATCCACCAGCCCAACCTGTCGGGGTGATACAATCCTGGACGCTACACCCGTACTCATCCATGCAGTACTTAGCCCATAAGTCCCAGCATTGCGGGCCCCAACTGCCGTCCATGTCCCAAAAGTGGTTTTCGGTCTGTTTCATCCATGTCCTAAAGTCAACTGCCATACATAACAGTATACCCCGCCCGGACTACCGGACGGGGTATGTTCATGGGGTGTTACGTTGGGGTCAGATTAGGAAATAAGAGAGTTGTACTGTCAGTTTCAGTTCAGTGTTTACCTCGATTGTTCCCGGACAGTAGAAGGACATAGCCCCCTCGGGGGTGACACTAACGTTGCAATCCCCGGACTTATCACCAAACGTGAACGAATAGGAATTTATAAAGCCGTCCGGTCGATATGCTTCCGGGATTGCCCCGATGCTGAGGGAACCGGGGGACACTTTCGATGTACATTTGGCGTTGCTGCGCCCATCTACCGACCCGAAACGAACCATGATGTTGACAAATTTCGATAGCGGTGAGTAATATACCGTCCACGATACGTTAGAAAAATGACTAGTCAGCACGTTAAGTCGCGAAACCACTGCAACCGGTGACTGTCCTGAGGTTTTCAGGTTGGTTAATTCTTCCTGTACGTTCGTCGCCGATTTCGTCGCGTTTGTCGCTTCGGTGTAGATTTGCTGTGCAGTGCCTGAGTATCCGCCCTGCTGCGTATATCGAGTATCGCCCTGCGCTTTGGTGTACACGTCGGCAGAATTTGCCTTGCCGTCAACCGTGTCGGATAGCGAGGACACTGTGCTTTGCAGTGAGGTAAGCGCCGTGTTTTCTGCTTTGCCGTTGATAGTGGACATGAGCGCTTGCGCGGTTTGTGCGGACGTGACGCCAAGCGCGTTGAAATACGATTCCTGCTCAGCAATGTCCGCTTTATTGGTTTGCGCCAACGAGAGCGCACTGTCCGCTGTGGTCTTGGCCGTGTTGGCGGTAGACGTTGCGGTGGTGGCGTCGGTTTCGTTGCGGTACATCTGCGAGTCGATTTTGCTCATGTCGCCGGTGTAGTCGCCGCGCCATGACGGTTTATCGTCCGGGCTGTCACCGAACTGGCTGAGATTATAGTGCGGGGTTTTGTTAATACTGGACATTATGATACCTCCCTGACAATGATTTTATCCGATAGTTTCGATACTATTATCGTTGGAATATTATTTATACGATAAGGTTCCATGCTGACCATGAGTCATCAGACGGTTTAGGCTCGTTGGCGAGAAGTGTTGCCTGTCTGTATGCAACATTCTTGCCTTCAATACGGGGGTTAAAAAAGCATAATTGCATTATCAACCGGTAACTACGTAACACAATGAGACCACCGGTTATCCATGTATTGTTAGGTGCGTTAGTCCCGATGCCGTTAAACGTGTGCATGCCATTATTGCAAAAGTCATTAAAATTGATGGTATTCCACTTATTGTCAGTCGGGTTGATGGCCGTCCCCGACCCAACCCCCAGCGGAGCGTTTTGCGTACCGTCGCCCGTCAACGTGGTATCATGGGCAACCTTGCTTAATCCGCCGGATTGCGCCGTCGCGTGGATTGCCGCATCGATTTTGGACATGTCGCTATTGTAATCACCGGTATACGTGGGGTGGTCATCCTCCGTATACTGGCTTAATTCATAATGTTCGGTGTGGTTAGTAGCGGTCATGCTTGCCCCCCGTGGTCTCAAAGTTGGCTACCGTCGGGTTGCGCTGGACATATTTGGCGTCCGCGCTGTCCTGAGTAAGGTAAACATCAGCGGGTTTGCCCTCGGGGATGCTCTTGCCGTACGGGAATTGCGAACGTCCCGGAAAACCGCCGGGTACGCAATTATCAACGGCAGTGGCGCGTAGGTCGTATTCGCGTGCGGTCAAGCCGAGCGCGTCATACATGGACGCTTCTAATTCCATATTGTCGTAATCAGCCCAGAACAGCGCATGATTACGGGTATTGTCATACATGCCGTCAAGCACCGTTTGCAGAGCGTCTTGTCTGCCGTATACTGGCGACCAAGCTAGTCCGGTGGACTGCGATTGCTCGATGAGCTGGATGAGTTCGTCGCGTAGGATGGCCATTTGCTTAACGAGGTTATCGGCAATCTGCTGGACGGCGGCGTTATTGTCCGTAATCGACTGATTCACCTGTTCAGTGAGTGTGTTGAAGTCGGACTGCAAGCCATCCAGATTGCACCGGATGCACTCAATCAATTGGAGTGTGGTCAACCCGTCACGGTACGTGAAGGGAACCGACGTGGGAATATGCGCCAGTGGATAGGCGCGTGGCACAAGGGCATTGACTGACATGATTAATCACTCCCATTCTTCATAATTATGGCAGCTGCTGAAAATAGTATCATACGACCCCCAGACTTGCATGAAACAGGGTTCGAGCGAGTGTATGATTTCCATATCCACGTTGATGATCGCATTGCGATATTCGGTAATAAGGCTCATTGCGGACTGGGAGCGGCCCGACGTGTGGGACTTGGTGTTTCCGTCTGTCGCGTCGTGTTGCCACTCCGTGCTGGAGGTGCTATGCGATTGCGACGTGGTATCTTGCGCGCTGTGGCTACTGCCGTCCGTATCCGCTTGCGCCTGATTGGCGTGAGTCGCATACCGAGCAAAATCACCTTGCACGCCTGTTGCCGGAACCTCAGAATCATATGACTGGGACTTGGTGCTGCTTGAACTAGTGCCGTCCGATGTGCTTTTGGTCGAACTATCCTGAGACGCGCTGATTTTGCCGCTGGACTGGGCTACCGTGTTGGACGTGTTTTCGCTGGTCATTTCCACGGTGTTCAGCGGGTCGTATTTTAATGCTAGCGTCCGATAACGCTCATTAAAATATGGCATAATCTGATTTAATGTCATGCCCAAATAAAACACAAACTGCTGTACCGTCTCTTGGCCTATCTCACGCAACATGTAATTTTGGCAGATTTTATCATTCAACCCAGCCCTGTGTGCTTCGTCAAAAATCGGGTAATAATCAGAGGATAAATGCAGTTTATCATCAGTATTATAGCCCATGTCGATAACAGCGCCGAGCGTGGCCGTATACTCGGGGGGCACGCGCGTACCCCACTTGCTTAAATCCTGTGTCACACCACACCACCTATTCCGTTTCCAAGAGAGTCCGTTGAATCGATTGCCGTAGTGGTGTTGCCGCTGGATTGCGTATTATCAATCGCGTTCGGCACACCCGAGCTTTGCGTATCCGCGTATTCCACCCATACGTCTAGATTATACATCCTGTTAATCAGTCGTGCGCCTTCCTGTCGCGCCGTCAAAAAAGCGAGACGAAACATGTCTGTTTTTTCGTTGGCCTGAGCAACCTCAGCACCTATCAAACGTTCCTGTTTTTCCGTCCCGCTGGACTGGATGCCCAGATAACTCAATGCCTCATTAGTCACCTGTGTTTTTTGTTGAATGAATTTGTCCAACAGATACGGTGTCGTGTTGGGCCATGGCTGGAACATGCTGGATGGGTCGAGTGAATCATAGCCGATGATAAACGATTGCCCGTCTTGCTGTTGTTGTATAATGTTTTCCACCGTGAGCTTGGTACGCTGGTCGGCAGTAATGAACGTCGGCAGTTTCAACCCGTCCAGGTTGACTTGATATGCCTTGTCGATATCGGCTAAACGTCGGGCGTACATCCAGAGAATGTCATTGAACGACCATCTCATACGATTATCCCAGATGGGCACGCATTCATTGGCCGCCGAGAGAACCTTGTAATGATAGTTAACTCCAACCGGCGAGAACTCGGTCGGGTTGTTGTAGAGATTCAAGCGTCCTTGATAAGCCGCCTGAGTCGCCAAAAACGAACCGATACGCCGGTCGTAGAAAAACAAGCAGAGATTATAATCCAACAGACACGTTTCCATCCAACGTTCATCTATGGTGGGGGGTAGCCCATGCCATTTGAACCGGTTCAGTGCGAGTTCGCGCAGTAGATGATAGTACATGTCATCAAGGGCGACGGCGCGCATTTTGGCATAATTGCCACTGGGATGAACGCCGCCGCCCCTACGATTCTGATTTTTCCTCGACCTAGACATGTCTCCAGTATATCACTCGAATGAGATGCCCGGCAATGGGTCGTTATCCGCCCAATCGGTCACGCCGATATCATCCGGGTTGGTCCATATAGTAGTCCCAGACTCGAACACGCCCTTAATGGTCTGCCGATACTGTTCGGGCAAATCGCCCCACACGTAGCATTCCTGCATTTGCCAATAGGTGAACTTGGTCATGCACTCCAGCGATTGCGGCGGCGTGACGAAACGCTGGATGAAGTACCCGTAGCGCAACATGTACTCTCCGACGCTCCGCAGAGCTGAGGGCGCGCACGTCTTGAACCGCACTAGCACTCCGACAATACCGTTAGCGAGATTGAACCCGTCTCCGCCGATAGCGCCGGACGTGGTAGGTGGCGTCAATTGCATTTGCTGGACTTGCGCGTTGATTCCGGCGATAGTGTTTTGATAGTCGCCGAACGCGGACCGTTGCGCGTAATCCGCGTTCATGTCCGCCATATTTTGGGCCAACTGGTTTGAAAGCGCTGTAGTCTGAGAGCCGTATGCGTTGGCCTGACTTGTCGTAGCCGCGTTAGTACTCAGAGAATTGGCAGTGGAAAGTTGGGCGGCGGTATTGTTGATGCTACGGTTGGCCTCGGTGTTGACGCCATTCATGACCGCACCGCCCAGCGCGGATACTGCACCCCCGACGTTGCCCGAAGCGGCGTTGCCTACCACTCCGACCACGCCGTTGGCCACGTTGTTTAGCTGGGCTAGGTCGGCTCGCTGATTATTGATATAAGTCGTGTTGTCCAGACCGGTGTTAAGAGCTGTCGCTTGAATTGCGTTATTGGCGTTGCGGTTGCCGATAGCGAGTTTGTTGGCTTGGGTATTGTACTGGTTTTGCATGGCCGTAGCCGCAAGAGACTGGCTGATGCCCATCTGCGCTTTTTGATACGCCCAGTCAGCGGACTGTTGAGTGTAGGAGCGAGTGTAAGCACTGTTTGCCATTGCCAACTGGGCACCATTGTTGACTATTACAAATTGAGGGAAATTGCTGATGCCAAACGCGGCGTCCAACATTTCTCCGCTATCAATGGGTAGCCCATTGTTTTTACCAAGTGGGGTAATCTCGCTTGCACCCGCCTTATTGTATCCAACCGGGTAAAAGTTCAAGCGCGCGCCATTGGGCGCGTAATTATGCACCTCTCTAATAACCAGATTATCGCTTTGGATGTTTTCGGGCTTATAGGTGATATTTGTCCCGTTCAAGCAAGTGCATTCTACAGTGGAATAGGGGTAGCATTTGAGTTTTTTAAGGTTTTTATAACGTTTATGTATATTAAAATTATCACGAAAATCATTAATGGTAATAATGTCTTCATATCTTCTGGGCGCATTTGTGGCCGACTGGGGGAAACGGTAGATACGATTATTTAATTCCGGGGGGAGTGTTTTCCCGAATAGCTTATCTACGACATAGCCGGATTGCCTGAGAAAGTTGTCATCTAAAGAGGGTATCATGTACATGTTTACAATACCCTGTGTTATCCATGAAAAAGTAGAGCCCACGCCCATAAACACTCGGATAGACTGGATGTCCTTAAAGTACAGTATTTCGGCACCGTTGGCCATATTTTCAAACAGAGAGCCGCCCGCAGTAGTGAGAGACGGTTTTTCCTGACTGCCTGCGTCCGCTGACAAATCTACCGTGCTCACGACTATTACGCCGTAGTTCAGGTTTTTCCCGTCCATGCCGATAAGAGACTTGTACTGTTGGTTTACCGTCACCATTTCGCTACCGGTGTCCAGCCCTTCGGGTAGTGCGAGATAACTACGTCCATAATCGGTCATCTGGTTTTCGTTGGCAATGCCGATATGGCCGCGCACCACATAGCATGACCCAAACCTAAGTACATGTTGGAATGACTGCCAAACGTCCAACTGTACAGTGAGCTGAGTAGTGTACGCATTGATGTAATCCACGTGGTTGATAAAGTAATACCAATATCGCGGCGTCTCCAAGTCGGGGTAATCGTTATACACCACGACATAGTTGTAGTTGGATGCCTCGTTGAATGGCAGTTCGACGCGCACGGGTTGGCCGAACATGTGCATGACTCCATATACCCTGTCAATGCCGGGCTGTCGGTCGAACCATTCCTGTTGTTTCTGCGGTGATTCGAACCGTGCTAGGTCGCGGTAACTGCTATCCCACGGCACGTTACAGAGTTTCAGCGACGTGTTGGGCGTCCATTGAGCCCAGTTAAACGTCGCTTCAACGTTAGGGTTGATATCTCTCAACACAACTACCTCTTTCATTATAAAAATAAAGGAGTGTTTCACGTGAAACACTCCCCTTTATTATATCGCAGATTAGGCGACTGTTACAGTGCCCTGACCACTGACACCGAACAGCGCGGCGGTCAGCTTGGTGGAACCAGCGGCCACGCCGGTGACTAGACCGGTATTGTCCACTGTTGCCGTCGCAGTGGCGGCGCTAGTCCACGCGGCCTGTTTGGTCACATCGATTTTACGGCCGTCAATCATCACGGCGGTGGCGTGCGCCTGACCTGTCTTACCGGTCTTGACCGAAACGGCGTCAATAGTAATGGACGCGACAATACTCGGACTAAACCCGATAACACCGTCTCCAACCACGGGCACGTCAAGCGACGCGCTCACCGCGTTCGGCACTTCAGGGGTGGCCGGGTTGATGTAATCAGCAGTCGCCTGAATTGGAATAACAGTGTTGGCCTCGTCGATGCCGACCACCAATACGCCTGTCGGGCTAATATACGTCCATTCTGAGAGTGGCTTAGCGGTAGCTCCGATAGAGTATTTGACGGCACCGGAGCGCCATGATGCCTGACCATCATTGGTAATGGTGGTGTCAGCCTCGACCTGTACAGCGCCGCCACGCGCCACGTTCTCCGGCGTGGTAGCACCCTCACCGTAGGCAGATAGTTTCAGCGCGAATTTCGGCGTGGTTGCGGCGGTACCTGTCGGCAGTCTGACGTTATCCGTGGACGCGGCACCATTCCAGAACAGCACTGCGGGGGCGAACCCAGATACGCTAATAATGCGTTGCATGTGCAGATAGTTGTTGACGCTGTTAATGTTGACGGGGTTGGTCTGCTGGGTCATTTCCTCAATGACTGGGATATCAATGAGGAATTTGTCAGTGGTGAGGATTGCCTGAACGCCGTCGATGCCGAACCTGTCTTCGGGCACAACGATAATGCGGTCAATAGTCGGCTCCGCGTCGGTGCGATGGAACACGGTAGCGAGACCCTGAACGTCCAGAGCGGATTTGACTTCGGGAGAACAGAACAACACCAATTCTTCGGGCTTGGCAAACGTGGGCATATGGCGCGCGTTATATCGGGTTGAAACAAACTTCAGACTGTCGGCCCAAGAGCGAATCTGTCGCAACAGTCCGCGCGCCTCGTCCTGCGTGCTGGTCATCTTGTTCAAGTCAGCGTCCATGTGGACACGCCAATAACCGCCCAGTCGCGCATACTGCGTAAACATGTGGCACATGGCCTCGAAAACGTCAACCTCCGCCGCGTTATAGCACGACTGGATAAGCTGAGAGGTCAGCGAGGAGAGGCCATTGTCAGACGTAAAAGCACGGCGGAGAGTCTTATCATCAGTGGTGACCGGGTAGAAGTGCGCAAAGTCGAGACGGTGATAGAGCGAGTCCACATCGACTTTCCACTTGCGGAAGTTGTCGGCTCCCAAGTATTCGGCGTTAGGGTCGTATACTTGTGCAAGCGGCATTCCAACGGCAACCTCTTGCCACGTGTCACCGTATGTCTGAGACGCGCGGGTGAACACCGAGAGAGGGTTTGACCATTTCCACGTGTGCACCATAGTGCCGCCAATGCGGTTAATCAGCGAGGAATAAAACTCGTTCTTCAACTGGGTGCTGGACATGAGAGTAGAAACGGTGATATCCATATTGCTCTGAGTCGCGGCGGGGATGCGGCGTTGGTATTCCGGACTGGACTCGTTGCGAATCATGTTCAACAGCTGAACATTATTAAAATCGGTGAGCGGGCGTAACGTCTGCTTATTGGTCACATTAGGGGTTGCCATTAGTCTTCGTCCTTTTCGTAGAGGTCGTCAAAAGTAAGATAGGTGCCGTTGGTGTCGTCGTCGGTGAGCGCGTCGGCTTCGTCGGGTAGGTCGTTGGACTCGTCGCCGCCACCCAATACTGTCTTGGCGTTTGCGGCCTGAATTTCCGCAAGAGTCTGGGAGATTTCCGTGATAGCCGACTCCAGCGCTGTGATGCGTGCGTTCATGTCGCTATCGGTGTCGGCTTCGGCCGGATTGGCGTCCTTGTCGGTATCGTTGTCCCGTGTTTCCGGGTTCTGCTCGGGCGGGTTGTCTTCACCGTCGCCGTTGTTGTCGGTGCCGGGCAGTCTAGGTTCGGCCGGGATGGCGTCGGTTTTATCGTTGTCCATGCGACTTCCTTTCGTTTAAGGTATGGCCCCAATAATGGGGCCATACAAATGATGTAGGTCATGCCGAGACTCTTACTGCACCTAGGGTATGGCATACCATTTTACATCCCCATACCGCGCCTTACCGCGTGCCACGCATGAGGGCTAGCGTGTCAATTCAAGGAGCATGCCCCGCACATTTCCTATTATAACACAAATTCCTGACCGTAGTCATTCATGAGCCTATTCCCCGCGAGGAAACTGTCATACGGTATCGTGTCACGGCGTTTGACCCCGGACAATCTCATGACGGTATCGCCCTCGATGGTTTCCCCGCAATACTTGCGCGGCCCCAATATTCGCAGTCGCCTGTATCGGTAGTCGTTTTTCCATGCGCCCAGCTTGCTTTGGCTAGCTTCGATGCCATGCGGCACGTCCAATCCAATCACTATCATACTGTCAGTGTCGGCATATATGACCCTGTCTTGGTTCCGGTTTATCGCACGTGTTAAAATCTGCCGCCCATAGGCGTTAACATACGCGGCCACCGGCATATATGCGAGCGATACCAGAGCGTTGGCCGGTTTCACATCAAACCGCAGTTCTTGCGTTGATTCATCTAAAATGGGTTCCATCATGGGCCTGTTGATGCTTGCGCCGAACTTTCCCACCAGTGAGTTAAGCATGAGTTTGGCGATACGTTTTCGAGTGCCTGTCTCGGATTGTTTCACGTGAAACCATTCATCAACATACGCCTGAAAGTGCCCTTGGCTTTTGCGGAACTTCCAGCCACCTTGAATCTCATATATATCAACGTCATAGTTTTCGCGTAATATCTGTTGGTCTACATCGGTGAGCGGCATGGTGACCACGCCTAACGTGCTTGGTAGTCGGACGTGCTCGAACCCCCATAACGGCAACAGGTTTGTCAGCGTCGGGCATTTGTCTTTTTTCAACGTGGCGGCAAATGATATGATATCGATATGTAGAGGCATGGTTTTGTCCGCCACATATTTACCGTCGTACCATTCCGGCGTCCCATATGGTAGCGGCATATTGCGCATGATATACGGATATAATGAGTTCACGTCCCAGCTTGAGCACTCGGCATATTCACCCGCTTCGGCCTGCACGTATGCGCCAAAATAGCTAGCTCGCATACGCTTGTAATCCGTCGCGTCCAGTGGCGGGAATTTTTCCCGGAATCTACGGTAATCGCCGCCGATGTAATTGTTCATTGCCGCCGCGCCTATGGTCGTGCCTTGCAGTTTGTGGGCCTGTAGTGACTGGGCTATGTTCCACGTGGTTTCAAGTTCACTGTCTCCCCCAAAATCGGCGGCACTTTCACTGACTTCATTGTCGCGTGTGATGTTGCGCACGTCTGCAAAGTCAACAATGGTTTTGTCCCAGCGTATAGAGAGATTGTAAAAGTGGCCGCGCGTGTCAAACGTTCCGCGTATCCCGTTGGATTGCGGCGACGTGGCGTGAGGCAATGTTCGAAACAGATCGGTTGCGAGTCGTTCAAGGTCAGACCAACCATGAGCGCAGTAGACGCGCGTATTGCTATCGCGCTGGGTCAGTTGCATTACCGTGTTCGCTGAGAGTTCCATTGCCCCCAGTTCGTTGTCCAGTAGTGTCGTACCGTCGGTAGCCGCCGCCAAACGTGCCGCCATGATACCTCATTTCATTTGTTCCGCCTGAGTCAGATAGTCCGCTATCTGATTTTTTACGTCGGGCATAGCACCCGCGTTTGTCGCCCATTTTTTTTGATTTTCGTCATAATGAGTACTTTCATCCAACAGGCTCATAAACGGCGTGTTTTCGAGTAACCAATTTTTAGCCCTGTTGCTGAGTCTGCTATATCTTGCGGCGATTGTCACGCCCATTGATTCGAGCTTTTGCTCGTACACGCCACTGCGATAATCGAGAGTCAGCGGCCGGAAGTTTTCAGAACGTAGATTGCTGGGCAAAAAGTCGCGCAAGTCAATCGGCTTCATCCCGGCAACGCCGGCATATGCTTTGACGTATGCTTCAAGTTCATCACGCCTACCGTGCCTGATTTTTTCGCGCACCCATGTTTTGTTTGCCAACACGTTCTTGCGACTTCTGATTAGATTGTCTTCGGGTGTTTCGTGCATGACTCGACCGCCCAACACTTCAAACGGTGATTCCCCCCTTGATTCGAGGTCACGCAGTTCACCTACGGTGTACTGTTGCATATTAAAAGCGTTATATTGTTGCGCACGCTTGATTTTCTTACGCGCTTGGACACGTCTACGCTGTTGCTGACGTAGGGTTTTGCGGCGTTTCGGCGGCGCGTTTTCAATCTGCTCGTCTGTGATTAATGGGCGATTAGCCAACTCTCTGTCAAGTTTGGTGATAGTGACGTCAGGCGTGGCTTGGAAAATACGCGCGTCTCTTGCACGTAGCGCCGCTTGTCGTTCCTCGACCTTTTGAGCTACTATTCCGGCGACTTGTTCCAGCTGTCGAACTGTCAGTTTGCCTAGGTTTCTATCATTGATAGTGGGGATGCGTCCGGTAGAATAATCGCGCAAGCGTTCATTCAACTGCGCTTGCTGAGAGCGTGCGCGTATGGTTTCGCGTCGCTGTTGACGCTTGTTGTTCCTACCACGTTTAGCCATACGCCCCCCGCTTTCCGAGATTAAATAGCCCCCTATGCCATGACTCATAGGGGGCTAGTGCTTGGCGGCAGTGTGAGCTTTTAGCCCACTCTACCTAGTATATCACCTGGACTCCTTAGAGTCCAGTACCGGTTCGATATCGAAGAACTTGTAACCAGAACGCGCCTTCTTCTCGACCACCTTCATAACAAATGGTTTGTCCCACTTATCCGGCGTGCCGAAAATCGAGAACATAGTGCCGAACGAACGCGCAAGAGACGGGGACGTAGCGGTAAAGTCGCCCTCTTCGGCGTGGATAATCACACGGGTAGATGGATTCAATTCTCCTGTCTTCTCGTCCGCAACCTCAATGGACTGCGCGGCCACGTTAGTGACGTGCAAGACTTCGTTCAAATGTTCATCGACCTTATCGCTGGACTGTAGGGCCGCGTAGAGAGCGAGCTTGCCCTCCATCGTTTCGGTGTTGAAAAAGTGGGAGAGCGCGTTAGCGCCGTTAGCGCTGAAATTGTTGCTCTGCGCTACGGTGATATCGGTATTGGTGTTGTCAGCCATAATAATTATGCCGCCTATCTTATTGTTGGTTGGTTATTGTTATTACTCTTCGGAAATGATGTTATCTTCAACCACGGTATCAATATCGTTGATACCCTTGTAGTCGATAATGACATCTTCTCCAAACTTGCAAATCTTATAATATTCTTCATCATCAAGGGTAGTCAACTGCGCATGATATTCCGCACTGACTGGCAACATGTTCTTGTTCAGTCGCTTGGCCTTCTTCATGGCCTTTTCTTCGGAACGACATGCGCCATCGACAATAATCTCGATATTTTCGAGTTCACCGTCTTCACCACGCTGAACACCCTTGACCACGGAGTAGTTTCGAGTTCGCTTAATCA